TGTATCTACTACAGCAGCGTAGCCTACAATGTTGGAGACCTGCCCTAGTAAGCGACCTGTAAAGTTAGAAGAGACTGGTATTCTTCCTATAGTTTCGTTAACGACATCAAATGTACCTGTATCATTAAAGTTAAAGGTCATATTCCTTAACTGGAACCTAGCTAGAGTAGTGTTGTCACCCTCCACAGGTCTAAACACTTGCTGTGACACGCCATATTTGAACGTGTAAGGTTGCCCAACATCCAAATAGTTAGCCACACTTACACCGTTTTCACCGTGGTTATTACCTGCACTTGTGCTTGTGTTATACAAATGAGTAATTGCAAGGTTTTTAGCAGCGTCTGAATTACCTGTAGCTACTATTTCACCTCTAAAGTTAATGAAGTTAGTATAAACATCTATATCAGGATAAGCAGCATCCAACTGCGCTATTGAAGTTATAGGTGTGCTTGCGGTATGTGATAACCGTACTTTATGATCTAGTAGTACATCATGCTTCTTACCTGCAAAAGTAACACCTGAAACCAAACCTACGCTAAAGGTGGGTGTTTGACCTATTAAACTTGCAAAGTAATTTACGTTTGCTGTAGTCAAAGGGAAGTCCCATCGCCACACTTCCCACTCAGAAGAAAATAAGTCAGGAGCATCTACAACGTACTCAGAATCAGTAATACTAAAAGTCGTGCCGTTAACTACAAATGTCTGTATAGCACCTATTGAAGGATCAGCAGTAAATATCACCCTACCAAAAGGAAGGCCGTCTCCGATTACACCTCCCTGTACTATTATACCTGCTAACTGTCCATTAACATTGGCAATACCAAGGAAATTTGGTAACAGTTTTGCCACGTTAGGAGTTACAGTAGTGTCGATGAAAGAACCTGCTGGGTATGAACTATAACTCTGATTAACTGGAAAGCTTACATCATTACCAAAAGTTACGTCAGGAGAATCAGTACGTACAGCCATTGTTTCAAAACGGCCATCACCAAATGTAATGTATAAGTTAGAGTTGTTAAAACTTATATCCACAACATCTGTATCAAAGATCCATTTAGACCAAGCACTTTGGACTCTTTGGTTTCCTTGGTTATACCACTTGTATATGTAAGCCTCTTTATGGTTATCTGTAGTTAGACATACCAACATATTCTCGTTAGTAGAAGATACCATTTTTCTCATTGAGCCTTTAAGATACTCAGGGACGTGTGAGGTTACCAGTGTTGCATCTTTAATCTCTGTATCACCTTCAGTGAAGTACTCACGCACACCTGCATAACTACCACCTTTGGTGGCAAAGAAAGCACTGTTACCAGCAGACACAGGTGCAGCCGTAAGGTCGCACTCAAACTTCGTAGACTGATCTATAGTAACTTCTGCGGGTGTTAATAACTGACTAGATGTTAAAGTAAACTGGTTAAGCTCAGAGAATAGAAGCAAAGCATCCTGTATAGGAAGTGCTGCTTTTAACTCTGACACTTCGTTCTGGCTTACTGCAACGTCTATAGGGTCGCTGTCGAGTAATCCACGTACTGTAGTTCTAAAGAAGTTAAAGAAGGCACCTGCTTCACTAAAGATAACATTTTCACCTGAGATGATACCTAAGCGGTTACGGTGAAAGAATATATCCTTTATGGTCTTGCCTGCAAAGCTAGGAAAGGGGTTAGTGTCGTCATCCCCAGCTTTGCGTGAAGCCCATGAATTATCTAGCGAATCTACCCCTTTAGTAAAACAAAATTCTAAGTTACCACTACTGTGTGTTTTTTGTTTTAATGTGTGAGGCATTGTGGTCGTATCTAAAGAATGCGTTAAGCCAGCCGCCATAGTTTCTTTCCATACTCCTGATCCAGCGCCTCCTTTAAAAATAACATAAAAATTATCTTCTTTTTTATTGTTATCGCCAGCAACTTCTATTCTAAAGTCAGCAACACATTGGTTCGGTAAATCAGTAAAAGATTTAGCTGTGTCTTTAAATACTCTTAGGTTTGAACCACCATCATCATCAGTGGCTATTATATCAAAGTCACCAAAGGTGCTTCCTTCTGGAGAAGTAATAACAAAGTAAGGTATTTCTTGATTTCTATCTGCTTCAATGGTAGGTGTTACCGCCAAAACTACGTCAGCCGCTGTAGCCGCATCTGGTATTCTTTTTACAGTAGCTGTGGGTCTCTCCCAATTGGAGACATTACCACCGCCACCATAACCAAATACCCCATAAAAACCACCCGAAAATACCGAAAGAGGTAGCATAATGGACGCATATGTATTTGTAGAAAATTTCCAACCGTCAATACCTGTTGCGTCATAAGGTACGCTACCAGCCCCTAAAAGTACAGTAATTCTTGTAGGGTCTGTAGTAGCCCATCCTGCACTTGTGGGTAGAGTTAGGGTTCTCAAAGTTATTAAACTAGGTACTGTTTCATATGCCGCAGTTGGGCTGGCACTGGTAATTGCGTACCATTCAGGAGTAGGGTAACCATACATACCATTAGCAGGTTGTGGTAGAACAGCGGTTCCATATAGTGTAGATAAAGTACCAGTTGGGTTAATAGCTGCGAGGGCTTCAAAACCCTTTTTTCCAGTACTATTGGCAAACCTTAAATCGTTTATTATTGTACTTACTTTTAGGTTTTTATCTCCTAGAGTAGCGTGAGACCCCGCAGTTGTGTTAGCTCCACCAGATGCTGTAAAAGCTGAGAGAGTGCCAGTGCTTTCTTTAGAGTGTACTTCTACTCTATAGTCACGCTCGTAGTTAACACTCTTTAAAAATACTAAACCAGCATTACCTTTTTTCTGAGGGTTTATCTCCTCATTTATATCTACCACCTTAGACGTGTTAACAATAAAGGTCGCATCAGCTACCGAGGTAGAAGCCATTTCTTCTTTAGTGATATTTTTAAGGTAATCTGTAGAGTCGTTATTTGTTGACACATGTACACAGCTTCCAGAAGACCAATCCCAACTAGACTGTTTTGATTGATAGTTTAGGTTACCCTTAATATCATACACATATATAACAGGAGTATTAGCATCTGGCTCAATAACAACTGTATACTGCTCTGTTTGACTACGCTTGTATGTAGTTATGTAACAAACAGCTAAATTTAATGTTGATGTGTTGGCTGAGGTTAGTGTATCGGTGCTTTGGGCTGTAGTTTTTTTAACTAACTTATTTAAAAACTTAGTAGGTGGTCGCTTCTTTAGGCCGTCAACTACATCAGACAAACCGTTTTCCTGTACTTCCCCTTGGGAGTCCAAACGTAAAGCTGGAGGTTGTTGTGAGACACCATTTATAAGGTTTGGTATACTTTTAGAAACTAGACCCATTATTTATCACCTGAGTTGAGATGGTTCGATCTAAGACACTTGCTGTGCCATAGTCATCAAAGATATTGTAGTCGCCGTTATCCCCTTCCATCTCTCGGAGGGCGTATAAGGCTTCTGTTTCGTCCTGTCTATTCATAGCAGACAAGGTATCGCTTCCTACTACACGCTCTTGGAAGATACGTGAGGCTTTAGCTGTGATGTACCTACGAGCTACTTCAGGAAGATCTGTAAAGGACAGTAAAGTTATAATGTCTAACTTTAGTGGTTTTGATATAGTGTAAGAGTGTTTTACTTTGTCATACATTTTCTGACCACGTAAGATGTACTCTTCTGTAGAACTTCTAAATTTAGTTAATGATTGAGCTAAGTCAGCTCTGACGTACTCAACTGGGAGCACTACTTCCCCTGCTTCGTTAGGAGAAATTGTTAAATTAAGTTCAGTGTTAAAGTTCCAGCCCAGCGATTGGACGTTCCTAGACACTTCATTAATTAAGGTTTCAGCAGTTTCGGCATCAAGTAATCCTGAAGAAAGAGAACTTACAGGAGCTTCGCCTATTGTAGACAGCAGTATATTGACAGCCTGCAACTGTGTGGTTGGAGAAGTTGACATGATTACCTCTGTGAAAAAAATAAAGAGAGAAGCACCCCCGAAGGGATGCTCTCAATTTTACTACTTAGCCTGTAGTAGTAGTTGTGTGAAGCGTTAAAGCAATTGCTGATTTACTACGAAGGATGTTATGACCCATCGCATATTTAGAAACCATCAATGTACCTTGACGATCAATCTGGTACTCAGACTCAACACCAAGATCAAGCAACTTAACAGTCGCAGCAGCATCTTTAGTGAAGATAAGACCACCTAAGTTTGCGTTGAACGAACCAACACCAGCGTAAGCACCTTGACGGCCACTGTCGCCAGATAAAGGTACTGTACGGCCACTTGAAGCTTGAGCCTTAGTAGGAAGGTGGTTAGACATTAAGATCTTAACACCAGCAACTGTAGGAACAACGCCTTGTGCAACACTACCGTTACCGCCTTGGTCACGGTTAATAGCTACAGAGTCTGTACCCATTAATGCGTAGTAAGCGGCTGGGCCTAAGACACAGTATTTCTCACCAGTGACATCATGTGAGTCGAAGGTTTGTAAAGCGGTGATAATACCGTCAACGATAGACTGACCAGAGACAATATCCGCACCTGAAGCAATAGAAATAAAACCTGCAAGTGCAGTGGCGTTGCCACGGGTGTGCCATGCAGCGTCAGCATCAGCCCAAGCACTTTCAATGTCACTAGCGTTACCCGCAATAGCAGCTTGATAGATAACTGAGGCTACGTTTTCGTCAGCAGCGTTTGATAAAGCCAAACCCATTTCTTTAGAGTAAGTGCTTCGTACTTCATAGTGGTTCATCGCTTCATCAATTTTAGGGATGAAGGTTGCACTCACTAACAAGTCATCAACAGTTACTGTGATTTCTTGAGCATCTACTGATCCACCAAAGATGACGTCACCAGCAGTGTGGTAGCCAGCAGTCGCAGTACCTAATACTGGGAACTGAGCTGATTTACCGTTAGAGATTGTACGCACTCTGTGAAGAGGCATGAAAACATTACGCTCTTCAAATGAAGTTAGAACTTCACCAGCGAATTGTTTGAGGAATAACGCACGATTTGTACTATCGGGCGAGTTGTTAGCGGAGTTACCTAAACGTGAAACACCATCTGTTGCGCTTGTGCCGATTGGCATAATATATTACCTTTGTTTAAATGATTAAATGATTGATTAGTTATTCTTCAGTCACTTTACATTAAACCGTTTCCCTGAGATTATCCTCGGCTGAGGGTCAAAGATACTTTGAATTCTTTGTTAGTCGTCACTTATAGAATTAAAAAAGCTCCCCGAAGGGAGCCAAAGAGACTATGATAATTCGCTACGGCTTAGTTTAGCCGTAACAGTTTGGCGGTATGCAGGATCACTTTCGTATCGGGAATCCCTCATGGCCGTAGTAACTTCTGCCCACGACTCATAACCTCCGCCTGTTGTAGTTGCAGTCCTTCCATCTAAGAAAGAAGGTTCTACCCCTTCAGCAGCTTGATAGCGATTGGCTAATCCATCTACAGCCAACTTTGCCATACCAACGTCTCCTGAGTTTACAGCTCGATCATAAGCGGCTATCTCAGACGGTTCTAAATTGTCTGCGCCCCACTCGATCATCTCACCATAAGCCTCTACACCGCCTACACTTCCTACGACGGTATCTGAGTAGTTACTGGCTAGGGCTTCTTGCCCTGAAATCCATGTATCTACTAAGTCTTGTGAAAAGCCAGCCTCCTCTAAAGCTTCATACGCCTCCTGAGATAGACCACCTAGTTCATTATACTCGTTCTGAAGAATATCAAAGTCAATGCCAGCATCCTCTACGGCTTCTTGTACGTCATCGGCTTGCGTGTTTTCGTCGTACTCGACTTCTTCTTCTTCATCACCATACTCATCCTCTTCGGATGGCATTTCGTATTCTTCTTCTTCCTCTGGGCTACCCAACTTATTCTCTAAGTTAGCGTAAGCCTCAGCCATATCTTCTGCACTGTTAAACTTTTCAGGTAGCCAGTCAGGACGCTCTTGCAGATCAGGGTTGTTATTTCTTTCTAACTGTTCCCCTTTTTCGATCATAGCTTGAGAGTAGTCTTGTGCTTCCTCTTGTGGTTCAACTGTGTTAATAGTATCTGTGCTCATTATAATAGTCTCTTTAGTTTAATGTTACGGACGTTTACCAGATTTGTTCCACTGATTCATGTATTTATTTAAGCTTAAGCCTGAGGCTTTCAACTGTTCTTTAGATACATTAGCTAGCTTCTTACCTTTACGGGAAATCGTCTTATCATTACCTGCACCAAATCTACTCTTTTTAACGGTAGTTGTTTTTGTTGGTGTAGGGGTTGCTACAGGTTTAGCTACAGGTTTAGCTGTAGGTTTAGATACGGGCTTTTTGTAATCCTTACGGACTAACATTGAGCCATCACCTTTACCCTGTGATTGTTTATTAACAGGCTTAAACACCTTAACGCTTTTCTTGTTACGGCCACTACCAGTAGTTTCAGTCACGTACTTACCACGACCTTCTTTGACAGCAATGTCATTACTAGCTTTGGTAGCCTTAGCCTTGTCAGACTTATTCTTTAAGTACTTACCACCTCGGTAAAGACCCTCAGCCGCAAGCGTAGCTAAGCCTATAGGAGTCCCTACTCGTGCTGCACGTAAAGCATACCCACCGTACCTAGCTAGCTTAGCTGCTTTAGTAGAGTTCTTAGCAAGCTTCTTAGCTGCCTTAGTAGCTTTAGCTTTATCCGTAGCTCTCTGTTTCTTAGCTGCTGCTACACCACGCTGTGCTGGAGTTTTAACAGCCTTAGTTTTAGCCTTGGGTTTAGCTTCTGGTTTAGCTT